TCAGTACTTGCGTATGAGGGCTGCTGGGGCTCGGTCGGCGTAGTCGTCAGTTCGCGGCCTGAACAGTCGCCGGCTTGCCGAAGGGAATGTCCTCGTTGAGGTCGGCGGCGATTTCGGCAGCGACGTTTTCGGTGGCGCTGGCGTGCACGGTCACCGGGGCGCTCGCGGCCTTGCCGAAGCGTTCGTCGTTGACCACGTATCCCGCACCCGCGACGCGCCGCATGACGTCGTCACCGGCACGCAGGATGAGCGAGTACTTGCTCGTCACCTGCGGGTTGCCGTTGCGGTCGAGGCTCACCTTGCCATTGCGGTCGATGACCGTGTAGGGCAGGGTCTCGACCGTCACGTATTCGGCCTTCATGGTGAGGGCTTTGCCGGCGGCCTTGTGTTCGGCCAGCTCCTGCTCGAGCTCGCTGGGCGTGATGTCCCACTGGCCGGGGCGGCGCTGGCTGAAGTTGTAGGTGCCCACGCGGTCGAGGCCGACGCGGAAGCGGCCCACGACGTACTCGCGGCCGTCGACGCCCACGTTCACGCAGCGCTTGCCACGGAAGGGGTCGAAGGCAGAGTTGTCGTAGCCTTCTTCGGTGTCGGTGACACGGGGCGGCACGAGCACGCCGTAGGGACGCTCGATCAGTTCGGCCGCCGTGTTGGGCGACACGACGATCTCGCGGAGGCTGAGCTCGTTGTTGGTCTGGAAGATGAAGCTGCGCTTCTCGTCCAGTTGCTGGTTCCGCGGCTGGGCCTGATACCCGCGCATTTCGGCGGACAGGTCGGCGGCGGCCAGTCCACCGTTCATAGCTTTCTGGTGGAGGGCCTGCAGTTCTTGGGTAGTCATGATGAAGTGTGTTGAAAGGGTTTTGAGCTTTGTAGGCTCGATGTGGTTTGAAGGTCTATGCGTTTTGCTGTGGCGAGCGCGCACGCACAAATGGCGCTATGGTCGACAGCGCAGCGCACACACGCTGCCTTACGAGTGGCAGTCGTGTGTTGTGCGCTGGAATAGTAGTAGTTACTGTGAAGCTTTGCGTTTTATCGTGTTGCTGACGATGAACAGTACGATGGCAACGACGAGCGATGCCCAGAACCAGCGGGCTTCGTTGATGAAGTGCTGGTCCGTGTAGTAGTTGGTGTCGTCGGTGATGATGTGGTGTATCGTCACCAACGACAGAATACTCGTGCTGATGGTTATCCATGCAGCGAGGAGCAGAACCCCCGCGGTTGCGGAGAGTTCTGCTTTGCTGAGGGGTTTCATGAGCAGTTAGTTGTCGTTGAGCAATTCCTCGAGGGACTGCACTTCGTGGCGCAGTCCCAGGAGGCTGGCGAGACGGAGGAATTCTTCGTCCGTTTGCGCCCACAACAAATTGCGGGCTTGCAAGGACGATTCGTGGCTGCCATCCCAGGCGTTTGCAGCGAAGTGCTGCACCTGGGTGTCGGCTTCGTCTCGCTGCTGCTCGAGCAGACGAAAGCGACGGAAGGCGGTGAGCAGGAGCTCGCGCTGTTCGGCGAGCTGCTGCTGGAAGAAGGAGGTCGACATGGCGGTAGGGTGTTTGTGCGAGGGCATCGCACGTGAAGAAATTGCGGTAGCTGGTACATACCTAGCTTACTACAGCTAGATTATGAGCACCGCGTAATCCTTGTTTTCGTGGAAAGCGGGAAAATGGGGCGGGGTAACTCTGTGCCGCTCAGCTACTTACGCCCAGCACAATAAAGCAATTAAGCAAAACTATATCTGCTGAGCATGAGTTATCCACAGCTTTATACACACGCTATGTATTTAGTTATAAACAGCTTTATCCACATTAAATGGTGTGGTGGGTGTGTGTATAGCCGCACGCGCACCGCCACCTCGCGGGGGTCATTAGTCTTACGGTATACTAGTGGGTCATTAGTCTTACGGTATATTATCCGCAAGGTGTGTGTGTGTATAGCCACACGCTTACCGTTACCCCGAGGGGGTCATTAGTCTTACGGTATATTATCCGCAAGATTATCCAAAAGCCAGCCCCTCCTACCGGAGGGGCTAGCCTGTGCTCACAGCCCGAGTTCCGCGAGTTTTTCGGCGGCATTGGCTCTTACCCTGGCCTCCTCCTCCAGCCTGGAGGCTCGGTTGCCGGCGATCCCGAGGAACATAGCGGTGGCGAAGGGCTTGGACTGGGTGCCGTCCTGCCGCGTCTGGGGCGGCAAGATCTCCACGTCGGTGCCGACCAGCACCTCGCTGGCCGCCAAGGCCAGGGTCTGGTTTTTGACCACGACGTGGGTAAAGCCGCCGTCGTACTGGGGATGCCGCACGAGCAGCATCCAGTTTCCGTTACGGCTGGTTTTGCTCCCGATCACGGGGAGCTTGATGAAGTCGCTCATAGCGATAGAATTGTGTGGTGCGCGGGTGGTCCGCAATAGCGCGGGGGCATTCCCTCGTCGCACCGCATCCTCGCAGGGGTCTTTAGTCTTACCGACATATTATCCAGCGGAAGCCCCTGCCGTAGCAGGGGCAACGCGCTAGCCTTGGTCGCTCAGGCTGGTGACGGGAGCCGCTCCGGCCGGATTGTTCCAGCTTTTGCAGTACCCGCCCGTCGCGCAGGACGAAGTGAACATGGCGATCAGGAGGAGCACCACGAGTACGAACCAGCCAGAGCTGGCCACGTACGTGGAGGCAGAGACTTTGTTCATGATGGGTGGTGATTTGAAGTGAAGCCCCTGCCGTAGCAGGGGCAACACTTTTTCTTATCGACGGTATTTGCCAAGTCCCAGCTCGCGGTCGAGGCGGTCGATGACCGCCAGGCTTTCCGCTTCCATGCGGGGTTTGCTGAACTTGTCGATGATGGGCTTGGGGCTGGGCTTCTTCGAGCCCAGCGAGGCGGCGATCACCGTGGTGATCATAGCCAGCATCATCACGGTCATGCCCCAAAACACCTGCTGGGCAGGCGTTTGGAGGTCTAGCCCCATGAACGGGGCCAAGATCATGAACACGAGGGCGATGGCCCCCAGCCATAAGGCAGCGATTTTAAGCATGGCGGTAGTATTGAGCGGCGCAGGGGCCCCAACGGCAATATGCCGGGGGTACCCCAAACAACCGCTAGCCCCCGGGGGTCTTTAGTTATAGAGGCCAACGCTTGCGATTACTGGCCAACGCTTGCAATTACTTAAGACGAAAACGCTTGCGATTGCGTTTATCGTGCGCAGAGCCGATGTGGGGAGCTATCGTCTGTGGGGCCGATGAATTTTTTTCTGAAAAATTTTTTCGGTGCTTGAGAGGCGCGTCGTATCTTGGGGGTGACACTAGAGACCGTGTGACGCACCCCCAGCCTCGGGAAGGGCTGGGGGATTTTTTTTGCTGTCCGCGCAACCTTTTTCGCGTCGACAGCGTATACTTGTCTATCATGCCTACTCACTTCGAGGCGAGCAGTACAACCGGGTGCCTGTGGACAGCGGGATACGGGTTAGTACGAATCGACGCGGGAACGCGTCGTCCAGGCGCCTCATTTGGTACGAGTAGTACGTCCGTGAAGGGTTTTGCGTCGGCCTTGACAGGGTTGACTAAGCGGACCAGACGTCGGGTTGTAGGAGCCACCGCACATAGGCTCCGAGTTGTCCCCGATAGCATGGAAACTGGCGACGCTATAACTATGTGTTGTAGAACTGTTGGTGATGGGGTGGAGACTCCCTGCCGGCTCATGGCATCGAGCGTACGCAAACCCGCGTATGCTTCTATGGTGTCCGAGAGTTTTGGGTGCAGCCGACGGTTCAAGGTCGACGGTCTAGGGTGCTTCCGTCGTAATGCGCGCGATCAGCGATTTGCGAGCATTACGATGGAGGAGCTGTTCTGAGGCACCTACACCGATCAGCACTGACACATAGGAAGGGCGTTGTTAAAATCGGCGATCTGCGAGTAGGCAAGCTACAAGCAAGCTACAAGCGGACGCTCAAGCTGGGAGATTGCTTTTTGCGCGATCTGGCCCAGGGGGAGTTGCTCTGCCTAGTTGGAAAGGCTGCAGCTACTGCAACCACTACTGCCATCGCTGCTATTTCAAGGGCATCAGCCTACAGGCTTAAAATCGCGCCTACTATTAAAGCTATACCCTAAAGGCAATCAAGCGCACCACAAGCAACGCACGCACTACAAGCAACGTGCGATACGAACGAAACGTACGCTGTAAGGGGTTTGATCTCTAAGACGCTAGTACCCACGACAGCAGCTGATTACGGCTGCTTAGGTTGATGGGTCCTTCGCCCCGCCTATGCTTGGTCCGGTAATAGCTTTTCTCGTGATCGGGTTGCTGTTTTCGCAGGCGCTATGTAGCTTGCGTGATAACAACCGCCATGATGAATTACCGAGCTTCCCACAGCAAGAGAAGCAAGACGATTGTGGCCTCGTCGAAGAGGGCGATGTATGAACAGATTATCGCCTTGCTAAACGGGCTGCTGCCCAAGCCGCTGACGAAGACTGAGCTCGAGGTGCTCGTCGTCTTGCTGCACCTACGGTCGCAAGTAGATCCTGACGAGTGGTGGGGTCGCCAGCATCGAGAGCTCGCTTGCGAAGAGCTGGGCTTTCCTAGCCTGCAGCACATCAACAACCACATCATGTACTTGCGGCGCAAGCAAGTGCTGATCGGCAAGGGTGACCAGACGAAGCTTCACCCTGCGCTAAACATCGAAGATTACTACGATGGACATCAGTTCATCTTTACGTTCGTAGTGCAGACCGACAACGATGAAGTTTCGCCGCAAGGACCTGGTGGAAGAGCTGTGCAAGAAGCTGCCGCACCTGACGGAGGATCAGATACGCCAAGCGCTGAGCCACTACTACGGTTTCCAGCGCCAGCGCCTAGTGAAGAGCTCTATGGATTCGATAGTGCTTCGAGGCCTAGGAACCCTGTACGTCCCTCTGAAGGTTATACGTCGCCATATCTGGCACCTGATTGGCAAGATCAGGAAAGTGAACCGCCAACCGACGTATGAGCGTCGTTCAGACTACAAGCGTTACTTGGCGTTCTGCCGCGAACACCTGCGCATCTTGTGGCGTCAGAAGCAGGCGCGCATCAAAAGCCCTACGCGCAGCTACCTACATAAAGACCCCCTGCCACGACACTACCAGCATTACAAAGCAGAAACTTTCTTCTTTCACGATGAAGACACGACGCTCTGATGCACGACACTGGCGACTACAGCAGGGAGTTTCTTTGCGAAGGCATTTACGCACCCCCCGCCCCTGATGAGTCTTCTGCCGCACCCGAACCAAGAATGGTGTTCTACTTGTACTACTGCCCCGACATTCGAGAGCTCCACGTGGAGCAAATATTCGATAACGAAGGGAACGTACGAGCTGACAGAGCCCAGATCTGCCTCTTCGCTGATACGCCACGCGTTGTTTGCGAAGACTACTATGGTCTGCGGGATGTTATCCGTGCCGCACGTAATCCTGTGGTTGTTAAAGGATTCGGCGGAGTCGTAAAGAAGCCGGCGCGCAAGCGCCGAAAGCCAAAATCCAACCTACCATGATCTCGACGATAGTCTTACTGCTGCTGCTGGCGCTAGTCAATGGCGCTTTCATCATAGGACTGTGGCAAGCCGCTCAGCCTAATATGGTGTTAGAGCCCGCCAGCAACTGGCTGCGCGCGCACCTGCCGGAAAACCTGTTCAAGCCGTTGATCGGGTGCTACAAGTGCATGGCCTCTATCCATGGCGGCTGGATGTACGCTGTGGCGTACGGCATAGGGCTGCACGAGCTGTCGCCGTGGCTGGCGTTGTACGTGCTCATCCACATACCTGTCACCAGCACGGTGTCGCAGATTTTGCGGCGCCACATCTAAGGCCTATGTACCGCTACTTCACCTACCGCGAGTTCGACAGCCCCGACGACCCTGGTAGTGGCGAGCTGATGGACCCCGAGTTTTTGCAGATGCTCGACGAGGCGCGCCATATCTATGGGCACCCAATGATCATCAACTCGGGCTATCGCACGAGCTACTGGAACAAAGTCCTCAAGCGCAAAGGCTATATCGTCGCACAGAACTCAGCGCACCTGACAGGCAACGCTGCCGACATACACTGTGCTGACCCTCGTGAACGCTGGGGTATGCTTTGCGCGTTACAGCAGGTAGGCTTTCACCGTATCGGCCTGGGGCGCACCTTTGTACATGTCGACAACGACATGAGCAAGACGCCACAGTGCCTGTGGACTTACTAACCGATAACCCTCCCCCACCATGCCTACGTCCCCCCAACTGCAGCTGGCCATCAAGTTTGCGTTCCAGCTAGGCGAGACCATCAAAGATGTCGCTCGCTCCGAAGAGATCGGCCTCCAAGAGATCCTGCTGTTCATGCCGGTGCTGGCTAGCGCTGCCCCCGCCTTTTCGGACCCTCAAGCGCTGAAGGGTGAGCTGCTGGCCATCGACAAAGACAGCGCTGCTGAGCTGAGCAACTTCATCGAGAACGAGTTCGACATCGAAGATGACAACCTCGAGCAGTACCTCGAAGAGCTCATCGAGCTGGCGATGCAGATCTACGCGTTTGTCAACGCGTACCACATCTCCAAGACGCGCCCGCGGCGCACGCAGTAAGGACCTTTCACAACCTGCCGAATGTTCACGATAGCGCGAGGTCGTGTGGTGCCGGACCCTGACTTGCTGGCTATCCCAGCTTTTAAGGTGCTCTATGAGCGCGACAAGAGCAAGGACAAGGAAAAGGCCACCAACGATCTCGCCTACGTGTACTTCATGGTGGACTACCGCAGCCCCTATCGCCGCTCACTGACGGGTGACGAGCTTAAGGTGGCGTTGGGCCAGTCGCTGTATAAAGATGACAACTTTAAGCCCGACAAGGATATCGTCGCGGCCATGAAGGCGTATGAAGAGCTACAAGAAAACCAGGCGCTGAAGTTGCTCAACGCTGCTGAGAGGGCGACGAATGCGCTGCGCGGCTACCTAGACCAGGTAGACTTCACGGCGGTAGACGCCAAGGGCAACCAGAAGTTTAAGATGTCGGAAGTCCTCAGCGCCATCAAAGGTGTTGGCGATATCGTCATACAGCTGCAAAAGCTGCGCGTACAGGTCGAGAAGCAGCAAGCTGCCGACATCAAGATTCGTGGCGGTGGCAGCAAAGGCCGGCGTGAAGATCCTAAGAAGTGAGTGACGAGCAGCTCATAGCGCAGCCGTGGTCTGAGATAAACCCAGACATTGTCAGTCCCGTCCGCAACACGGGCCAGCAGTACTTGAGGTTTATCAACACTTCTGAGTTCAGCCGGGCAGCGCAGCACTTTCTGCGCCACGGCTGCTATACGCTAGCACCGCCCGACACGCTCGACTACAACGCTTTTTGGGATGAGGAGGAGCGCCGTTGCCGCGAGGGCTTCTCGGTAGGCGGTGTACGCATTACGGGTCAGCACTATGCCTACCTCAACTACGGGCGCATTTTGCTGGTGACGGGCGAAGGCAAGAAGCAGCGCAAGAGGATTGGGTTTCCCCAGTTCCTCGACATGGACTACTACTACTACCACGAGCTCGAAGAGGCGGAGAAGAACGGCCAGGGCATGATCGTGGTGAAGGCGCGCCGTAAAGGCTTCAGCTACAAGAACGCCTTTAACATGGTGTGGAAGTACAAGTGGTTTCCTGAGGCCATCTGTATTCTTGCCGCTTTCGAGAAGACGTTCTGGGAGAACACGATGCAGATGTGCCTGTCAATGATCGACTTCCTCGACGAGCACACGGACTGGAACCGCCGCCGCCTTGTCGACAAGCAGGACCACATCAAGCAGGGCTACAAAGAGGTGAAGGACGGCATCGAGATCGAGAAGGGCTACCTGTCGGAGATCTTGGCTTTGTCGTTCAAAGACTCGCCGCAGAAGTCGGTAGGTCGTACGGCGGAGTACATGTTGTTCGAGGAGGCGGGCGACTGGCCTGGCTTGCGACAGGCGTACCAGCGCTCTTACCCGCTGTTTCGCGATGGCAACGTGATGGTGGGCATACCTATCCTGTACGGTACGGGGGGTAACAACCGCAACGGCACTAACCAAGACTTCGAGTACATGTTCTACAACCCCAGCCAGTTCGGCTTGCGGGCGTACGAGAACATCTACGATGAGCACGCGGTAGGTGAGTGCGGGTGGTTTGTCGACGAAATGTGGTTCCGCAAGCCTTTTGTCGACAAGGCGGGCAACGCCTTGCGGGAGGAGGCGAGCATAGACTTGGAGAAGGAGCGCGACTTGAAGAAAAACGGCTCGTCGCTCGACTATGCCATGTTTGTCACGCAGCACCCGCGCACACCCAAGGAGGCTTTCTTGAAGCCTGGCGGAGCGGTGTTCCCGCAAACAGAGATCTATAGGGCCATCAACAGGCTAAAGGCCAACAATGCGGCTACCAAGCTTACGCGTATGAGTGTAGGCGAGCTGTTCTGGACGTCTGACGAGAACAAGCCTGTAGGGTTTAAGCCTGACCTCAGCAAGACCTTGCCGGTGCTTGACCAGTTTCCGCCGCCACCTAACGCGTCTACGGAGGGGGCTATTGTGATCTTCGAGCACCCGCCGGAGCACAAGCCTTTCGGCTTGTACAAGATCGGCTACGACCCTTACCGATTTGACAAGAGCGGCTCCAAGTCGCTGGGCAGCGCCATCGTGTATAAGGGCTACGGGTCCATGGATGAAAGCTACGACCAGATCGTCGCCGAGTATACGGGCAGGCCGGAGTCTATAGAGGTGTTCCACAACAATTTGGAGATGCTGGCAGAGTACTACAATGCCCGCATCATGCACGAGAACGAGGTGCCTGAAGTGGTGAGCTACTTCAAGCGCCGCGGCAAGCTGAGCCTGTTAGCCATGCAGCCTGACAACGTGATCAACAAGGCTATCCTCAAGCCTACGGTCAACAGGGTCTACGGCTGCCACATGAACGACAAGCTTAAGGATACGGGTGAGAAGTACATCATCCGCTGGCTACTCACCAAGCGTGGAACGGACCCGAAGACGGGAGATGTTATCTTCAACGTCGATCTGATCCCTAGCCTGCCGCTGCTGCAGGAGCTGCAGAACTATCGCCGTGAAGAGGGCAACTTCGACAGGGTGATGGCGTTGATGCAGCTTATGTTCGTCATTGAAGAAGAGTACGAGCAGCGCACGCAAGAGACGTACGACGGCCACCCTATTGCCGAGTCGCTGCTGTCTAAGGCAAAGAACTTTTTTGCTCACAGCTCGTCGCGGGCGTCTACTAAATATCCCTTTTGATGCGCTTCCCTAAGCAAAAGATGTCGACCGCGAAGAAGCGGGCTAACGACAACGCCTACGGGCGCATGATGCTGGACTACATCGACAACTACGGCAACAATGCCGTGTCGGACGCTACGCATCGCGACCGGTTGCGCGCCAACTATAGGCTGTACAATGGCCACCTCGACAAGCGAGACTTCACTTACTTGCTGCGTCCTTATGGCGACGATGTAGGTGAGCTGCCTGCCGACTTGCGGCATTACGACATCTCTAGCTATCGCATCAACTCGTTGCTAGGCGAAGAGGAACGCATGCCGTTAGAGTACCGGGTGATGGCTACTAGCGAGTTCGCCACCACCCAGCAGGAGCGGGAGCGGCGCGACTTGCTGCGCCAGTTCGTACAGCGGGCGGTGATGAAGGAGATGCAGGGCCAGGGGCTGCAGCTGCAGCAGGAGCCTCCCGAGGCTATGGCCCCTCCTGAGATCGAAGAATACTTGCAACGCACGTTCAGCGACGCCCGCCAGCGTATGGGCACACAGCTGCTGGACTACTCTATCCGCCGCAACAGGCTCAAGCAGGTGCTGAACAAGGGCTACAAGCACGCCCTGCTCAGCGGCATAGAGGCTTACTATGTAGGCATCCGCCGTGGCGAGCCGTATATAGAGGTGGTAAACCCGGTGTTCTTCGACTACGACAAAGATCCGGACAACGACTTCATCCACAAGGGCCAGTGGTGCAAGTACGAGATGCGCATGACGCCGGCGAGTGTTGTCGACTCTTTTGGCGACATGCTCAAGCCCAAAGACATTGAACGCTTGTACAGCCGCGACGGCGTGGGCAAAGGCAAGGGCTTCCAGCTGGCGCAGCTCGAAGATATCGACTGGGTGGAGGACTGGCTTGACGGTAACTATACGGAGCGCACAGACAGCTATGTGCGCGTGCTGCACTGCGAGTGGGTGAGCTTGCTGAAGATTGGCTTTCTGACGTTCTACGACGAGAACGGCGACGAGCAGGAGCTGGTGGTGCCGGAGACGTACAAGCTGGACCGCGAGGCTGGCGATGTCGACATCCGGTGGGAGTGGATTCCGGAAGTGTGGGAGGGCTATAAGATCGAGAGCGACATCTACGTGGGCATACGTCCCAAGCCCAACCAGCACAAAAACCTCGACAACCTGTACGACTACAGCTTGGGCTATTTCGGCGTGGTGCACAACAACGACAACGCGCAGGTGACGTCGATGATGGACCGCATGAAGCCGTACCAGTACTTGTACGACATTGTGATGTACCGGTTAGAGCTGGCGTTAAAGAGCGACAAGGGCAAGAAGCTGCTGATGGACATCAACCAGATTCCCAAGTCTTTGGGCGTTGATGTCGACAAGTGGCTGTACTACATGGACGCTATGGACATCGTGTTCGTCAACCCTTACGAAGAGGGCAACCGGCGCATGTCGGGCAACCAGCATACGTTCAATACGTTCACGACGCTAGACATGTCGATGGCCAAGTCTATCCAAGAGATGGTGGGCTTGCTGGAGTACTGCGAACGTCGGTGCGCGGAGGTGTCGGGCGTGAGTGCGCAGCGCCAGGGCAACATTGGCCAGTACGAGACGGCCAGTGCCGCCCGCCAAGCGGTGGTGCAGTCGAGCTATGTGACGGGTGTGGCGTCGGCCTTGCACAATGCGGTAAAGCGCGAGGTGCTGCAGGGGCTGCTAGAGACGGCGAAGGTGGCCTATTCTGACAAGCCTCTGAAGGTCAAGTATGTGCTTGACGACATGTCGGTGCAGATGCTGACCATCGACCCTGAGCAGCTGAGCGAAGAAGAGTACAACGTGTTCGTCACCAATGCGGTGCGCGACCTGCAGACGCTGGAAGACATGCGTGTGCTGGCCAGCCAGATGGGCACGCGCGAGGGGGCCGAGCTCGACGAGATCGCCAAGATCTTGAGCGCCACCAGCCTGAGCGAGCTTGTCAGCGCCTCCCGCGAGGGCCGCAAGCAGCGGCAGGAGGCGGCTGCCCAGAGTGCGCAGATCGAAGCGCAGCAAAACCAACTCATGCAGGCTGGCGAAGTCGACAAGATGGAGCGCGAGTACGACCGCAAGGAGCGCCTCGAGCACATCAGGGGCGACTACGACTTGCGCAAGGCTGAGATCGACAGCTTCAAGTTGCAGAAGGACCAAGATGTCAACAACAACCAAGTTCCTGACCAGCTGGAAATCGAGAAGCTGCGCCACCAGAAAGAGATGGACAAGGCTAAGCTTGCCGAGCAGAAGCGCGTGACCGACGAGAAGCTTAAGCTCGACAAGCAGAAGGCAGAGGCGCAGGCGGCTGCAAAGCAAACAGCTAAGCAGACGCCGAAAAAGTAGGCCTTTGCGCAACTCGGGAACAGATTCACAACACACTCCTGTTTAACCCACTGACACATCATGACCCCAGACACGAACGACTTGTTGTCGAGCGGGTGGGACGACAACCCGCTAGGCCGTGTGCGCGCTATCGATAGTGAGCGCGAGGCGGCGGCGCTTTTTGACTTCGACGATGACGGCAACGTCACGACTGCGGAGCCTGCCAAGCGCGGTATCGGCAACAACCCCACTGACGAAGAGCTAGCTGCGGAGAAGGCGCAAGCTGCCAAGGAGGCAGCTGCCAAGCGCCAGGCGGAAGCAGCGCTCAGCAAACTGATTGAAGATGGCGAGCAAGAGCCCGAAGAAAGATCTGGTGACGGCGCTGATAACGCTGATCCCGACGGCCGTGGAAGCGCTGATTCAGGCGATAAGAAAGCGCCGGCGCCGAAGAAGCGAGAAACCGACGGAGACGACGGAGACGACGGAGACGACGCCACCGACGACCCCCTCCGAATCTTCGCCGAAGAGTTCGCCAAGCGAGGGCTGATTGAGCTTCCTGAAGAGGAAGATTTCGAGCTCAACGACGACTCGTTTGTTGAGCTTTTTGCCAGCCGGGTAAAAGCCGACGTCGACGAACAAGTAGAGGCGTACAAGGCGAGCTTCAAGTCTGGCGAAGCCAAGGAGCTGCTGGAGCACTTGGAGCAGGGCGGCAATGTGCGCGACTTTATGGAGGCGTATTCTACGCCTGACTATAAAAACCTGAACGTCGAAGGCGACGATAACAAGCCCAGCCAGCGCCGCGCTGTGCGCGACTGGCTGCGTGTCAAAGGCTTCGACGAAGACCAAATCGACGAAGAGCTAGCGCTTTATGAAGAGTCTGACGTGTTGGAAAAGCGAGCTACGCAAGCCCGCGCCGGCCTTATCCAGCATCAAGAGCAGCAGCGTGAAGAGCTGCGGGTGCGGCGGGAGCAAGAAGCCCAAGCCCGTGAAGAAGCCCGCGTCAAAGTGATTTCTGACGTAGAGGCTACGCTGGAGAAAACTGAAGAAGTTCGCGGTATCCCTATTCCGCGGAACAAAAAGAAGGCGTTGTTCGATTACATGACCAAAGCGGACAAGAAAATCACTTATCCGGACGGTCGGGTACAGAACGTCACTGGCTTCCAGTACGACGAGTACCAGAACGGCAACAACATCGAAGACTTGGTGGCGCGCGCATATCTACGGATGACAGGCTTCGACCTGTCGACCTTAAAGAGCAAGACGAAAACGGAGGCGACGAAGGAGCTTCGTGATCGTCTGGGGCGCGTCACTCGTAACACGGACAGCAAGTCCAAGACTAGTAAATCTTCATCCCAGGGCGGTGACCGCGATCCGTGGGGTGAGTTTGTCAATAACCAATAAGTTTTGTCATGCCTCAAAGCGATCTTATCGTACTCAAGCGCCCGTGGCACGCAAACTTCACCGACACGAACCACCTGGGTCGCGCGTACATTGCCGAGCCTCACAAGTTTGATTCGGTGTTGACGCGTGTGTTCACGGCGTCTCGCATCAGCTACAATCCGCTGACCGCGATGACCAAGGGCGCAGGCCGCGAGATGTCCATTGCCTCTAGCGAGTGGGAATGGGAACTGATGGGTGCCAGCGAGCGCCCTCTCGTAGTCATCGAAAACATTGAGAGCTCCCTTGCTCGCCCCGGCTTCGCCCGGACGGAGTTCCGTATTAAACTGGATGAAGACTGGTTCAAGCCAGGCGACGTCATTGTCCCTGAGGACAAGACCTACCCGATGCGTGTGCAGCGGGCGCCTATCTCGGACGGCAACGGCTTCATCTACTACGTCGTCCTGCAGACTGACGACCCGCAGAAGTTCCTGCCGCCCGCCTATCTGGCGCCGGGGCAGATGTTCACCAAGTTCTTCTCGAACTACGAGGAGGCTAGCGACCAGGCTGGTTCGACCACCTACGCGATGCCTTGGAAGCTGCGCAACCAGCTGTCGACGTACAAGAAGGAATACTCGGTGACGGGTGACGCTGCCAACCAAGCGCTGGTGGTGGGCCTGATGGACGCTGACGGCAAGATCCACAACGACTACCGCTGGATCAAGTACGCCGAGGCGGAATACTGGATTCAGTGGTACCGCGAGCTCGAGCGCGCCAAGTGGTATCAGCGGCGCGCCAACTATGTGCTGGGCGCCAATGGCCGCCCCGTGCGTACGGGCCCTGGTATCCAAGAGCAGCTGGAGCGCAGCCACGTGCACTACTACACGCGACTGACGGAGAAGCTGCTGCGTGAGTACTTGCTCGACATCTTCTTCGGCCGCGTCGACATGGCGAACCGGAGCATCAAGGTGTTCACTGGCGAGTACGGCATGCTGGCCTTCCACCAGGCGATGATGAACTCGAGTGCGCCGTTCCTGACGCTGGACACGCACTACATCTCGAGTGTGGGCTCGACGACTGCCAACAGCCAAAGCCTGGCGTTTGGCGCTCAGTTCGTCAAGTACCGCGGCCCCAACGGCATCGAGGTGGAGCTCATCCACAACCCGATCTATGACGACCGGGCGATCAACTACAAGATCCATCCGGAGCTGCTGGTGCCGGAAGAGTCGATGCGTTTTACGTTCCTCGACTTCGGCGGCCGCGGCATTGAGAGCAACATCAAGCATGTCTCGAAGGAGGGCGGCATGAAGCTCGGCTACGTGTCGGGCCTGCATACGCCCACCGGTCCCAACAAAGGCGGCATGATGAGCAACAGCATCGACGCTTACACGATGGTCGTTATGGACCAGTGTGGTGTGCACATCGACGATGTGACGCGATGTGGCGAGCTCATCCTGAGCAGCCAAGCGTAAGGAAGCCTTAAGAGCCTGGACCCCTCCCCTCGCCCGTAAGCCCCCCGGAGCTGCGTCTACTCACCGCAGTGGCCGGGGGGCGGTGGGCGATGCGGGCTAGTACCTACACACAACCAACCTACAGTGAACGATTACATCAAAGAGAACCAGGGCCGCAAGGTGGTGGTCAAGCCTATCATCATCGATGGGTGGCCTCCTATGCTTGCGGAGCAAAACCGCAACAAGTTCGACGGTACCCACGACGTGATCATGGCGCTATACTCTAAGAGCTTGGGGCGCCTGGCCACGGGATTGTCGCAAGATGAAGAGGCTTTTTTCGCTCGCGAGCTGGGCGTAGAGAGCTTGGCGGCTACGTCGACGAATGAGTTCTGGCACGAGTTCCGCATCAAGATGGAAGACCGCTCGATGATCTTCAACATGAGCAAGCCGCGCGATTACTTGGCGGTGAAGCTGCTGGAGGCTAGCGAGCTGGTGGCTAACAGCTTGACGGAGTTCAACAAGGGCAAGTGGCCGCAAGCGCGCTATGTCATCTATGACGAGCGCCACGAGATCGAGCAGGAGAATGCCGAAATCGACAAAAAGGTGCGAGCGCTGCAGCTCTTCCAAGAGATGACGCCTGCCAAGCGCATTCGCGTGTTGAAGGTCTATGGCAAGTCGCCGGCCCTCATCACTCCTGAGCTGGCCTACAAGAAGTGCTATGAGCTTGTCGAGGACGACCCTGCCAAGTTCACGAAGACGGCCACCATGGATGACGAGGAGCTGATGATCCGTGCGCTCATGTTCGACTTGGAGCGTGCTGGCATCTTGCGCCGTGAGGGCCCTGCCGTGCTATACAACGACCAGCGTATCGGCTTTGACTACGAAGATGCGGTGCGCAACTTGATGCACCCGAAGTCGCAAGAGCTGATGCTCAAGTTCAAAGAGCTGGTGGAGAGCCGCGGCCTCGAGTATCAAGCAGCGACGTACAAGTCGTCGGCTGCTGCCGAGAAGCTGGCTGTCGACCGCGAAGAGGCCAAGATGGATGCGGCGGTGGAGAAGCGCACGGAGACGCTGCGCCGCAAGCGCCGCGCCAAGGCCGACGAAGACACTGACGACAACAACGCTGCCGACGACTAATGACGGTCCAGGACATGCACTACGATTTCAAGAGCAAGTTCAATAAGGTGGACTCGCTCTCGCAGCGCGATTTCCTGGTTCCAGAGATCGACTGGCTGCTCAACGAGGCGCAGCTGGTCTTTGTCAAGCAGCGCTATGGGCGCGCCAACAGCAAGCGCGTAGGGTTCGAGGTGGTGCAGAAGCGCATCGACGACTTGCGCGTGTTGGTTGTCAAGAACAAGGTGCTGGCTCTGACGCCTGGCTTTGCTGGCGACTACGAGTACTACACACCTATTGAAGACATCACTCCTGCCTACCTGTTCGCCTTGCGCGTGCGCGTACGCACACAGCTTGACAGCTGCGACGCGGTATTGCTCAAGGGCGTTCAGGTAGAGCATGACGATTTGACGGAGGTGCTGGGCGACCCGTTCTACGGCCCCAGCTATCTGTGGCGTGAGGTGCCGGTGGTCATCGGCGGCCTCGATGATGTGAGCAGCACGAGTGCCATCTACGTGTATGCCGACGCCACGTTTACGCCTACGGATATCGTCTTAGATTATTTGCGACACCCGAAACGAATTGGCAATCCTGACGGGTTTAGAGATGGTGAAGGCTATGTGCTGCCGAACGGCGATAGTGCGGTTCAGCAGTCTTGCGAGCTTCCAGACCACACGCATACCGAGATCGTAGACATTGCGGTGAAGATTGCTGCCGGCAATGTGATGAGCCCTCAGTACGCAGTTGCCAAAGACAAGCTAACTGATAACGAATAACCACTGAAATGAGCTCTTCCCTGCACAAGGTGCTCAGCGTGATTGTGGCTGCTGGCGACCAGGCGGTTGTGGCGGACGGCACTACCCGTCTGTACAACGACGCCACGGGCGCCTACAACCTCGCGTTGGGCCAGATCGGCGTGTTCAACGCCGACACGAACATCGCCTTGCCGGCGACGGCTACCATCGCCAATGCCAACCGCTTCTATTTCGCCGTAGGTATCGACACTACGGGTGGCGGTACGGTGACCGACATCTTGAAATC